GTAATGGTATCCAAACGGCAGATATGAACTTCCGCTTCTACCCCTGTCTGGTCGCAGGATTGGCGTACTACATCGCCATGAAAGTCCCAGATTTGGTCACAAGACTAGAGATGTTGAAGTCTGTGTACGACGAACAGTTCAATCTGGCGGCAGGAGAAGACCGGGAAAAAGCTGCCTTGAGACTTGTCCCAAGGGCAACTTTCATTGGTGGGAGTTATTACTGATGGGAAACAGATATTCCTCTGGAAAATGGAGCATTGCCCAGTGTGATATTTGCGGTTTTAGGTTTAAACTTAAGCAGCTTCGTTATGAGGTTGTTAAAACAAAGTTGTACCAATTGAAAGTTTGTGACGAGTGCTGGTCTCCTGATCATCCTCAGTTGCAATTGGGTATGTACCCAGTGGATGATCCGCAAGCAGTCCGGGAACCGCGTCCAGATACGACCTACTTTACCGCTGGTTTAAACGGTCTACAGGATGCCCCGAATGGTGGAGATGCCGGATACCCCACAGGTGGCTCACGGGATATTCAATGGGGCTGGTATCCGGTTGGTGGTTCTAGAAATTATGATGCCGTTTTGACACCAAATAATCTGGTGTCTAAGGCGCTGGTAGGAAACGCGACTGTAAGTGTGACATAAGGAGCAAACATGGATAAGTCAGAAGTTAAGAAGATCGCCGATAAGGAAGTCAAGGCGCATGAAAAACGTATGCATAAAATGAGCAAAGGCGGCGTGACAAGCTCAGAAATGAAGAAATATGGGCGTAATTTGGCTCGTGCCATGAACCAGCGTTCTACCGGAAGGGGTCGATAATGGCTAAGTTCAGTCACAAAATGGGTGGCAAGGAAGTCGGTCAAGCCAGCACCTACGCCGCACCCCATGATATGTCTGGTAAGGCAACCAAGCCCAAGGTCAATACCGAGTCCGGCGCGAAGGTCATGGACAACATGGACATTTCTGTTGGCACGATCAGCAAGGGTAACTACCCAGCCGACAAGACCTCTGGCATCAAGATTCGTGGCACCGGTGCAGCAACCAAGGGTGTGATGGCGCGTGGTCCAATGGGGTGATAAATGAACTACGCAGACCTTGTCAGCACAGTTCAGGATTACGCGGAAAACGATTTTGACTATGCGTCTAACCCGCGAATCATAAACACGTTCATACGTCAGGCAGAGCAGCGCATCTACAACACGGTGCAGATTGCAAACCTGAGAAAGAACGTGACGGGAACACTTACGTCCGGGAACAAGTACCTCCAGTGCCCGACAGACTTCCTCTCTGTGTACTCCCTAGCAATCTATCCCAGTGGCGGCGGGGATTACTCCTATTTGCTGAACAAGGATGTGAACTTTATCCGCGAGGCATATCCCGGTCCATCAGACACCGGCAAGCCAAAACACTACGCCCTGTTTGGTCCTGTCTCATCGAATGTTAATGAACTGACATTCATCGTTGGTCCTACCCCTGATGCCAACTATGGGGCAGAACTGCATTATTACCGCTACCCGGATTCGATTGTTCAAAGCCCAATTTCAACCTTGTCTATTACCAATGCTGGAACGGGATACGCAAACGGAACCTACTTCAATGTGCCTTTGACCAACGGCACAGGGTACGGTGCGCTGGTCAACATCATCATTTCCGGGAATGTCATTACCTCAGTCAGCTTGGTGGACGGTGGATGTTATTACGTGGTTAATGATGTCCTAAGCGCAAGCGCGGCAGATATTGGTGGCTTGGGTTCAGGTTTTTCAGTAACCGTTGGAAATGTAACCAACGCATCTGGCACGACTTGGCTTGGAGATAACTTTGACTCAGCTTTGTTCAATGCCACAATGCTGGAAGCGTTGACATATATGAAAGTCCTGCCTGAAGACAGAGGGTTGTACGAGGATCGTTATACACAGTCCATTGCTCTGCTCAAGAATCTGGGAGATGGCAAACAGCGTATGGATGCTTATCGTGATGGTCAGGTCAGATTGCAGGTGAATTAATGAGCATCGTCCAGACACAGACCACAAGCTTTAAGGAAGAGTTGTACAAGGGCGTTCATGACTTGACAACTGACACCATAAAGATAGCCTTATACACAGCGGATGCAAATTTAAACGCAGATACGACTGTTTATACGGCATCAAACGAGGCAAGTGGGGGCAATTACGTGGCAGGGGGATCTGTCCTTTCTCCTGTTTCTGTGTCTTCTTCTGGGACAACGGCATACGTAGATTTCCCAGATGTGTCTTGGACAGGGGTTATAACGGCTAGATGTGCATTGATTTACAACGCAAGCAAGGGCAACAAGTCGATAGCGG